CAGCGATAGTAACTGTGGTAGTGCTTCCATCAGTTGCGGTTTGAGTAAATGAATCACCATTCAGAGATTGCTTTGCACCTGTGTAACCTGAATCAGCTATTACATTGGGAGCTATGAGATATTTGGTCGCGTCACCACTTAACGTAACATTACCAGCAGCTGTAATGCTGCCATCGTATTTTGCACTGATGACTGGATCACCATCGCCTCTAATTTGAAGCGCTTCATAGGTAGATGGTATGTCCGAGTTACCATAAATGCTTAAACCTCTACTTTTGCCAGAAGCATTACTGGTCTCAATAGAAAGTGCATCGTTTACGGATACTGTTTCTCCACTCTTGCCCTTTCCAAACTCGGCACTGCCAGCAAACAGCGAGGATCCGTTGCCGTTGAGCTGAATGTTGCCGGTGCTGGTAGGGTCTCCAATCCATACACCACCAGTACCGTAAGCTCTAAAAACTTGATTACCATCAGCATCAAATGTACGAATAGCGGAATTATCAATCCCACCACCTGTTGCATCGAATCTGCCTGATTGGCTAGTGCCGATTGCTGTGATGCCACCACCCGTAGCATCTAGCCTGATCTTGTCGGTGCCGAGCGTTAGATCGCCGGTCATGTTGTCGCCGACTTTCTCTACATAGCGTTCATCAAACTCACTGTTCTGCGTGTTGGCTTCCCAAAACGATCCGTTCCAGGTGTAGGCCACGCCGTTACGAATAACGGTTTCAGGGTTGGTGGGTGAAGCGGGGAACTGGATAGATGCCATGGTTTTAAAGCAAGTCGGGGCAGGATGCGGTTTATATCAACTGTCAGCTGTACCAGCACCTTCGGTTTGTGCTCTTGCTGCTTCGGCTTCGGCAACTTGCGCCTCGTAGGCAGCGACCACGGCTGGCGTCCAGACTGCAGCGGAAACGGCTTGCACTTCTGCTGGTTCGGCTGTCACGTCCGCTCCAGGCATGAAGCAAGTCCGGTGATAGGTGCGGCCAACTTCATTGCCGTCCTTGAGAACAATGTCAGCACGACGAACACCGATTGAGAAGTCTTCATTGACTTCGATTTTGTAAGCTTGAGTTTCTGTAAAAGCCATTTTAGGAACCGCCGACTGACGGGAACAGATTTAATGGGTTTTAGTTTTATGCCATTGCGGGCAGTTAATCAAGCAGTGAAATAAGTAACAGCCCCTGCGACCCTAGTTCCATCTTGGAAAATTGTTTTGTTAACGTTGCTCATCATGGTGTCACCGCCAGATTTCACAGCATTAAAATACACTCTGTTTGTATTAGATGCTGCGTAACAAACCATAGATCCAACAGCAGAGTTGATATTTTCGAAGTAACTAATAACACCAGCACGTTCGCCCGTAGGTCCTGCCACATTGAAAGGTAAGTTTTCGATAGCGGCATTTGAGCCAGTGCCTAGAGTGCTAACAACAATTTCAAATTTGACAATTACTGCACGTCCAATTTTTGTGTAACTTCCCGTTTGCGTTGTATATGTAGCATCTCCACCAACACTAGGACTCCAAGTGCCTTCCTCATATTCGTCAATCGTATGTGCGGCATCGTTGCCGCCAATTGCTACTGAGCCGTTGAAGGTTGCATTGCCGTTATCTCGGACATCAAATGTCAAAGTGCCAGATTGATTTCTGCCAGCAAAGACACTGCTTGTTCCAGCATCACTTCCACCTAAACCATAAACAGCAGTCCCTGTACCTGATTGGGCTGTGCCAGTAATTGTTTTAGATGCTGTAATCCTCCCATCTTTAGTTACGGTTACGGTGGCATCTGAACTTGCATTTCCTCCGCTAAATACTTGGAAAGCAGTTGATGAATCACCTGCAGTGTCAGCTGGTCTGATATAAACCTGCCCTTCTGGTCTGCTGCGAACATACCCAGTTGTGCCAGAGGCATCCCCTACATCAACAATGCCAGCAGCTGTGATGCTGCCATCGCTAAAGATTTGGGTGGTGTACTTGGCGTTTTCGTCAGTGGCTTGGAAGACAGGATTAGTACTACTTGCTTCTCTGCTGACGTGAACATTGCCTGATGGATAGAGCTTAACACCATACGATCCTGCTGCTGGAGCATTATCACCTACTTGCACATTCCCTGCAGCTGTGATGCTGCCGCCAGCAGTAATAAACGTGGTCAAATTGTCACTGCCAAATCCTGAACCTGCAAAGATCACATCATCTAGCGCGTTACCTTTTACATCAATTCGACCTGTTGATCTGAGAGAAGCTCCGATATTAATTTGATTGCCCTGTGGATCTAAACCTGTGACGAGCTTGCCGCCCGCCGTCACATAAAACGTGGGTGTTGAGTTACCATCTTTATCGTAACTGGCAATAGTTTGACCACTGTTATCGCTAATGGCTGATCGACCGTTTGCAACAACACGACCACCAATGTCAGCAGTGCCGTCAGCTTTCAGATCAATGTTAGGAGCAGACGGAAGTGTGCCTCCAATTCTTACGTCACCAGCCGTTGTGATTTTGCCGTCATTGCCCATGTATGTAACTAAACCACTGGTTTGACCAGAACCTCCAGTGTTGGATCTAATTTGAAAGCAGGTTCCTCCAGCTGCCTCGTGGTTATTGATCTGGATAAATCCGTCATATCCACTAGCTCCACTTTGTAAAAATACGCCCCCACCAGCAGGCTGGTTGTAGGTCAAATCACCAGTTTTTATGTCACCAGCAAACGTGGCACTGCCGTCATAGTTGACATCAAATACCACATCGCCGCCTTTAATGCCTACATATAAATCCTGTGTATTGCCATCCTTAATTGTGGTTGAAAACGTACCATTGTTTATGGTTGATTCAATCCCGCTAACGCTTCCTTCGACTTTGACGTAACTCCCTGCCTCTAAACCTCCGTCCGTATAAATCGTGTTGGCTGTAGTGTTTCCCGCGCTAGTGACTTGCTGGAGTGTCGGCACAGGTGCGCCTGAACTGCCGAGAAAATCCTTCGTCACCAACGTTGTACCTGGATCACCAGAAGCTGTTGATGCTGAACTGACCTTGCCCGTGAACGCTCCAGTGCCGCTGCTGCTCAGCGTGACTGCATCTACACCGACAACCACATTGTCGTTTTGCTTGACTGGCTTCAGGTCGTTGCCGTCGCGGGTCCAATACTCCGACATCTGCATGTCGGGGCTCGCATCAATCCACTGCGCACTGTCGTCGTCTTGGTAGTAAATGTATAACCGTCCGCCGCCTTCGCCGTCGGTGCTGTTGAACCACAGCGAGCCACTGGTAACTGTCGATCCAGTCGGTGCTGTGTCGCTTACTTCGACTGAATCGCCAATCTGAACAATGTCGTCGTTCGCATCCTTCGTATAGAGCTTTTTATCGGTCAGGTTCAGACCCAGCTCACCGCGTGACAGGTCGCCCTCACTAGGAACCTTGCCAGCAACAGTGCTGTTCTTGATAATTAGAGTGGTGGACATCGCTATTCAGCGGAGAACACGGCTATACAGCCGTTCCACACAGTTTAGTTAGGTCAAAAAGTGCCGCAGTCGAGCACCCTGATGTTTTGCCACTGGCCGTTTGCCTGCAACTGCAGCAAGTCATCCGTCTCTTCGCTGGACAGCGTGACATCTAGAAGGTCGCCAAGCTTTGTGGCACCACCTCCACCCCCACCCCCGCCAATCGTGTTGATGCGAATCCAGCCTTCGGCTTCGGAAACACAGAGGCACCAGTCACCAGCGTCGTAAGCCAGGCCCGGTGTTACACCAATGTTTGAGCCCGCCGTGTCGACGACAACGTATAAACCACCGAGCTGATTAGATGCTGCGGGAAGACCGGTGCCAATCGTCAAACCCGCTGTTGTGCCTGCTTCTGTAACGCCGGTCATCAGACCAGTCGCGGCATCAATTACACCGCCCCAGCGCAGGTTCTCGTTCGACAGCCGACCGAAGCCCACAGCCATGAACGAGTTGCCGTTCCACATCCGCAGCTGGGCGGTGGATTCCTGATACCACATCTTCCCGATGTAGTCAGTGCCGCCAATTGCGGGCTGCGCCTCTTGGATGTAGCTGGTTGCGTAATTAGCGATCTTTACTGATGTGATCGCCTTGTCATCAATGCGCTGGGTCGGAAACGAACCACTCGTAATCTTGTCGGTGGTCAGGTTTGGGATGTCGTCAGCAGCTAGAACATCGCCAGTCGTAACCAAGCCTTGCGCGTTATACGTGATCTTGGGGAACGTTCCAGGTACAACGTCGTTGCTAATGCCGATTGTGCCGTCAGGGCTAACGCTCAAACCAGCACCGGGCTTAACCGCACCGTTTTGACCGCCAGAAGCTGCGGGCAAATCAGAGGACTGGATAACTGAGCCGCCAATCACCAAACCATTGCTGTCGTAAGTGACGAGTTGATTTGATGTGGCCGTAGCCGGTCCTTTCGACAGGCTGATGGTGTCGCCGGACATCGCCAAGCCGTTGCCGTTCACAGCAACCGCACCCCTTTGCGTTCCAGCGGTGGGTAGGTCTGTGGAAACAATCACGCGCTGCGTAACCGCACCAGCACTGCCAGCTGGTCCGGCTAAAAACTGACCGCTGCCTGTGGTGTTGTCGATGTCGGCGCTGATCGTTGCCTTGTCATCGACTGTGCTGACGTAGGTATTAACAAGCCCGGTTGTGTCGCCCACCGCCGATACCAGACCGGATGCGTGCACCCAGCTGCTGCCGTTCCAGGCGTAAATCTCTTTCTCGGGACTGGTGGTGACAAACAGCTGACCGATAAATGCGCCAGTGGCAGGTAGCGCAGTGCCGATGTCTGCAGAACTGCGGTCAGCCAACTTGGCTGCAGTAACTGACTTGTCAGCTAGTTCTGAAGTGCCGACGCTGCCTGCTGGTAGAGAGCCCGAATCGACTTTGCTGCCAGGGATGCTGCCGTCAGGCAACACCTTGATTCCGTCTAAGACCAGCACCGAGGCTTTGACCTTTTTCGTCGTGCTGGCGCTTACGTCGGTGATCGCTAGCGGATCATCTGCTTGAAGTTGGCCAGACAGCAGCTCGGGCAGATCCGAGATTCTTAGATCAGCCACAAGCGCTCTATGCGTCAGATATAACTCAGTTTAATCCGGCTCTTCCAAGCGCAGTTTTCCGTCATTCTCCTGGAGGATGAAATCAAAGTCCTCTTGCAGCAGGTCTCTTTCAGGCTCACCGATGTTCAGCTTGATCTCGCCAGTGGTGACGAACTGCACGCTGGTACGGATCGGTTGCCCAGGCGTAAACGCAAACCCCACGCTGGTGATGATGCAATCTGCTGCGTACCAGACGCTGGAATCTCCGTCGCAACCGTAGTAGACGTAAAAGTTGCCCTTGAACAATGCCCCCTGCTCTAGCCTCAGCAGTAGCTGGGCGTAGTAGTTCGGTAGCTCTTGGTTGATCGCAACGCCATCGCACTTTCTGTACTGGTATTCCCAAAACGCTGTTGTTTCGCCCTGACCGCTGATCAGACCGTTGGCGTAGTTATCGCGGAAGTTCTCTCCTAAAACCGTCAGATCCACTGACTCTCGCTGGGTTGTCAGAGACCACTCAGTGGTTTTGGCAACGCAGTTATAGGTCTCGTCACGGTTGCGGATATAGATCGCTTGCGGTGCTGATGGTGCAATCAGATCCAAGGCTTCGGCTTTACCGCCAGCAACCGCAGGGGCAAAATTGTCGTACAGACGGATGCCGCCTGCTTGGTCGACATGGCAAAACCAGAAGCCATCCGGGTACGCATGACCGTCGACTAACTCCAGAGTGCTGCCATCCTGCGTTGCAATCTCAATTCGATCGCCGTTGATCAGCGCACTGGGAGGAAAGTCAGCACTGAAACGCTTGTCCTCAACCGTGACATCGGCTGGTTCGATAGTCGTGGCTAAAGCTTGCGCACCAGCACCAATGGCCGACCGCTCCAGGGTTAGTAAGCCCTGCTCGCCCATATAGACGCTCATATCACCATCTCCGTTGGGCTGCCTACAAACTCAAGGCTGATCGATGCCGACAACACTTCGCCGACCGCCATGTTCATGGCAGCACTGGTGATTAGACAGGTTCCCTTGATGAATTTCTTCGTTGTGGTGCCGTCGTTGATGGTGAACTGCATCTCAACAGGGTCGGAGTCGGAGCCCTGACCACTGACGTTCGCTTTGATCAACTTGTTCAGCAGCACACTTGCGCTATTGGTGCTGGTGTCGTTGGGGTCGGCGGCGTAATAGTACAAATCACAGGTTGCGCTCGCATTGCGGATGCCTGCAACCGTGGTGCGGTCTCGATCACCCAGCGTTGTTGTCTCAAGCGTCGTCAAGTTGCTGGTGAAATTCCAGCTGCGGACCTTCGCTGCTTTGGTGCCGTCGATCTCAAGCTCGCCGTCTTTGCCTGAATAAAACGGCATCAGATCACACCTGTCAGCTCTACCGACACTGTAGAGACACCGGGACGGACGGAAACCACAGTCGGTGCCTTGCTATAGCGGAATTTCATCGCCGATGTATTGGGGATGTAGTTGCTGCCGGTCCAGCCGGTCAGCACTTCAGTAGGCAGTGTGAATGTCTTGTACGTTCCAAACTGACTGTCGTAATGAGCCAGGAAATCATCTGCCACCGTGTCGGCAATGTTCTGGTATTGCAAGCTCAGCTTGGCGTTATACCGCTTATCCCCATACCTGATGCGGATCTCCGCTCCAGACATTGAGTTGTAGTTCTTGACTGCCCAGTTGCCGGGGTCAAACGTGCGGGCTGATGGTGCTGTGGTGGGGAACGTCATTAGTAAGTCACCTCAAACTCATTCGGGGTCATCGTGTAATAGGCAACCTTGCTAGTGCCGTTGTCTTGTGTTGGCACAAATGAAGCGGTGATGCTTACAAGCCCATCCTCACCCAAGGTTAGTTCGCTGATTTGATAGACCCGCTCGTTTGGCGTCGTGTTGTAAATGCTGGCAATCGCACCACGCAGCTCTTGGTTCTCAACGATGCCGTCTGTGATCTGCGTGCTTGCCTCTGCAGTGTCTTCCGCTCCAGGTAGGTAAGCCGTGAGCGTGTAAAAGCCATCTTTCACTGGAGTTGGTGATGTGATGGTCATGTCGTTATTGATCTTGATCGCTAACCCGGTCTGGAACTCGGTCTCTTCTGTCATCACCTTGATGTAGCTGCCGGGTTGTACGCCAAGTGCTTCTGGTGTGGTCTGAAACTCCACTGTGTGATCAACAAACTGGCGGGATGCCAATGCAAATCGTGCAGTCATCAGCGCCTGATAGCGGTTGTCGCAAAAATCGCTGAGGTCATAATCCTCGATTGTTTCTGGAGTAGTGCCAGCAAACTTAATCACAAATGTCCGCTCTTCCGGCAGCTCGTATGTCGCTGTATAACGCCAACGCACTTGAAGCGCTGTTTCGCGGCGTTCTTCTGCAGAAGCAAACGATAGTTTGAATGAATCGTCAATGATATTGCCAGCAGTAAATATGCCATCAACCTGTACTGGTTCTGTTGATATTGCGTTTGAACTCGTCAGCGGTAAAGCTGGCATCATGCCGAAGACACCGTTCTTGATAGTGAAAATACATAGCGATCGCCCAGCTTGATCGGTCGCAAAAGATCTGAAGTTTTGATCGCTTTCAACAACACCGTTCCAGTAGATTTTGTTTTCCAGTAGGAAGCGGCTGGTAGCAGCCAAGCTTTCCCGGTCTACAAGCTCAGGTGGGATGATCTCGCCAAGCCCCTGCTTCTCATTGGTCAATAGGTAGTAAATCAGGTCGCTAAGTAGGTTGCTAATGCCGAAGACTCCAGCCTCCAGACGATCAACACCAATGCCGCCGTTGACCCATACACGCGGCTGCTCGATAGCACCAATTGCTGGACCGCTTTTAATTGACAGTCCCATCATGGTTAGATCATCGTATTGAGGGATTCCTTCGCCGTTACCCTCACCAGTATCTTCACTGACAGCACTGTTGATATAGACGATTTCGTGCTCTGGGCCGGTATCGCATGACTTGGTGATCTCATCGAAGTGACTGCAGTCAGACACTTGTGAATTAAGCTCAAATGCACGCTCACCATCGGAGATGTCAATCGTTCCTTCGATAGTCTCAGTCGTGACATCGGTGACTCTAAATGCAGCACTAACACTTGTGTAACCCAGTATTGAATAAGGGTTCCAGCTATCAATAGGGGCCGTAATCGTAAACTCATCTCCATTACTCCACTGGCCTTCTGTGCCGTCACGCACAACAGTGAAGTTGTAGAAAGCGCCGTTACCCGCCCAGTTTTTGCGGGTGCCAAAATATGCCTGATGTAGATCACCAGCCATATCATTAACTGTTGCCGTGATGCGGACATTGATCCAGCCATCGTCAGCTGGGTTGCCAGAACTACGCGGTTTGAAGTGCCTATAAGTTGCAGTTTTTTGCGTACCCACGGTATTTGTGTGGGGGTTGCCCAGGAAGTGCGTTAGCCACGCATTTTTGATCCAACGGTCGCTGCCAAATGGTGCTGTTGACCACGCATAATCTTGGATTGCTGTAGGAACCGTGACATCAGTAGAAGGGCGACGTTGGATGTCAGCTGGATCTGTCAGCAGCTCTTCATTGGCAAGTATTACTTGACGATTAACTTTGGCACCTGTAATTGAAACCCGAAATGCGCCGTAATCGGTATCAAAATCTTGACCGAAGAATTCACCGCCAGCGCTTAACTGCCAAAATAATGCGTTCTCAAGGCTGGTGATTGCAATGTCTGAGCCGACTCTAGGAATGAACCTGAACTCGTACAAAATTGGTTCGCCATCAGGGTAAAACGCATTCCTTGGACGGATGCGCATGTAGTTATACATTTCCCGCGGTGAGTCGCCCGTTACGCAAAACACCTGATTGATTCGATCCCAGCTCGGTTGTTCCTCTTCAATGTCCCTAAACCTAGGGATAGGTCTGACAAAGACTGAGAAGCAGCTGGTACGTGCAAAATATCTGCTCAGCGTTGGCGTGTTAATCGAGATGTTGTCTTTGTCTTTTTGGAATAGCTGTGTAGGCGTTGGAATCGCATTAAATCGACAAAGGCCATTTGCTTGATTCCATACAACGCTTTTGATCCCAAATTCAATGGTGTCGCAAGGACGCGTCATCCGAGCAGTTGCCACCTCGTATTGCACCAAATTCCAAAACGCTGCGCCGCAATGCTTGCGCTCGTTGTAGCCCTCGGGTGTGATCCATGGCGGACGTGGTTCGCCAATCAGACGCTGTACCCAAGGCCCTTCATATCCGCCTTTAGGTTCTGTTGCAGCTCGGCTTCCTGAAATTCCAAATGTAGGATCTCCAATCGTTGACACGCATTTCAGCCAGACCTCTACAGTTCGGCCTGGCTCAGGTCGCCATACCCCCGGCGTTCGGTAGTAAACGACCCACTGCGTTTGACCGATCATCCACTTTGAGCCGATCTGCATTAAGTCGTCAGCTCTTTGGCGACGGTTATCCATCGCAGATGTCAGATCCTTGTGATTAACCCCGTAGTCTTCCGGGTCTCCAATCTGTGCCCACTCATAGTCGTCTTCATCAAACCCGTCCCAGTTACCGTCGTTGATCCAGAACTTGATTCGTGTCCCAGATTCACTGATCGGTTGGCGATTGCCGTCTAGTTGCTCTGGGACAACATCTAAATAGGGGATTTTGTCGGCACTTTCGATGAAACCTTGACCCGGTGGGGCGTAAGCAACAACACCCATCTGAGTGCCGTAAGCACGTCCCACGCCGGGCTGTCCCGCATCATCCGGGGCATCGTTGAGGCCAATGACGCCACCAAATTCACCACCATTTTTGATGCGTTCTGCTCGGGCACGGCGAACCGCGTCATTGTCGAAGCCGTCATCATCACGGTTTTCTTCTAGGCGCAGCGGGTCAAACGGAATGCTGATGACCTCCCAATTCAACCTGTGAGCCGTTCCATTCCGAACAGGGTTGAACTGCCCAAAAACTGCCTTGCTATTTGGGTTATTCACCATGCAGAAGCCTGCGCCATTCACCGCACCCTCAATCGGTGCAAGGAACACGTCATCAGGGACAGGAAAACCGTTGTTTGGTTCTGGATTGCCGGTCTCAGGGCCGCCCTGAGTTCCTGAAATCAGATTCGCCCGTTTGATTCGGTTTTCACCGCTCTGTGATTTCCAGTACAGGGCATACTCCGAAAGCCCTAATGCTGATAACGACTGCGTTCCAAGCCAAACCCCTCTCAGCTGAGGCACAGGAAGAATGTGCTCACCAAGTGTGTAAAGCAACTGCGCTCGTTGGTAGGTGCCGTAAGAAAATGCACGACTCCAAACCAGAGATGCCGCTAAGACCAAGCCCCCTGAGCGTGAGCCATCCCCAGCAGTTCCCATCTTTCCGAAAGGGATGGGAACTGGAATGCCGTAATCAACCAGTGACGCATAACCGTCAAAAGAGCTTGTCTGGTTGAACCTTGATGGCCCTACGTCGTTGGGTAACTGCTCTTGCCTAACTTTCTTGCGCTCTTTCTGATCCTGTATTTCTGGTTTCGGTGATAGCAACACAGCTGCTGCTGTCAGTGCCAGGCCGATAACCAGATTGATGATGATTGCTGTTGTTGGCTCATTAACCACATCAGGAATGTGGTCATACTCTGCTGGCCTTGTCCGTTCCAGCAGGTTGTTAAACCTCAGTAGCTTCCTGTACTCAGCTTCACTACAGCCAAGTAACTGAACTAAGTCTTTTTCATACGGTAAGAGCGGAGGGTTGAGACGCTGTTGATTGGTTTCCAATCCACTGCCATCGTCAGACGGTTGATGTAGAGGATTCCCTGCTGCCATACAACCCCAAAAGCAACCGGATCACCGGTTATGAGCACCACGTCTCCATCATAGGTGGGCTGTTTTATGCGATCTGTGTAGGCGTTCAGCTCACGGCAAATGCCAAACGGGCTCATGCCGTACCAGTCAGCTTTTAGACCTGGATTGCAGATCCCCATGCTGTCTAACGCTTGGATCACAAGAGAGATGCAATCAACCGTACGGCCGTTAGAGCCAAATTGGTAGCGCTTGCCGATCAGGTGGCTACACATTGATCGCAGCAGTGATGGGGATGTTGCCGATTAGCTGGTGGTTCATACGCCGTCCTGGAACTGTGCCTCGAACGCTGTCCATCACAGTGTTCAGAGATAGTTCAATGCGTGTGGCGTCCCAGCCACCTGATGCAATCTTGCCGGTGTAGCTGTAGAGCATTCGCTGAATGTCGCTGTTCTCATCGAGCAGCATCACTTTGACGACACCGACCCAGCCCTCTGTTATTGCGGTCTCTGCCCATGATCGAGTCAGTGCGTTGCAGACAAACACAAGACCCGCATCCAGGTTGTCGCCTTGCAGATTGGATGTAGCGCCGGAAAAGCCGAAAGGAGCAAAAACATACTCTGCACCGCTATACGTAATGCTGGTGCCCACCCTGTAGTTCTGGAACTGGTATGAGCTGTTGTTATCTAGCGTTA